GAAGCTCTGCAAAAGGTCTGGAAAGAGGTTGGAGACTTGGCGGACAGCATTGCGGAAGGCTATTGCAGCATCGAGGATTTACATACCGTCTTAGAGTCTGAAGCGGGCGCTAGAATTGTGGGAGGGATAGCCCTTGAATGAGTTCCCGGATAGGCTGAGGAGGCTGAGGGAGAGTATGCGGCCAGTTCGGAGTATGACAGTTACATCACAGCTGATGGGGCTGCACCCTGATATGTTAAGACGATATGAGCGGGGAGAAGTAGAGCCCTCAATGGATGCGCTTTACAAGATCGCGGATTACTATGGAGTCAGCACTGACTATCTGCTGGGGCGGACAAATTTCCCGTTTGTACACAGGCTATAACTTTTCATCATCTCAAAAATATAAGGCGGTAATTCCCACAAAAGTGGGAGCAGAAAAGTCAATGTATGGGAAAATGGGAGTGTGGGGGCGTATCTCTGCACTCCCACTCCTTTTCCCCTCTGCCCGGGGGTTCGCCTCCGCCTCCGGGCCTCCTATGCCCTTGTAGCTCAGTAGGTAGAGCGGCCCAGGAATATGGGTGATTGAAGCGTCGCCGGTTCGAGTCCGGTCAAGGGCAAATTTATACCCTTTGGGGGAACTAGATAAGCCGCTCCAAAGGCCACGGAGCTGACTGTGGAAAGACACTATACCGGGAGCCTATAGCGTCTGATGGCCCCGGAGAAGGGACATGATGCCCGCCTGTCATGGAGGCGGAAGCGGTGGCAGCTATGACCTGCCCCGAAATGCGGGGTCGCTCCCATCCGTGGAAGCCGGACGCTTGTGTAGGGCGATAACTACCAGCGCTATCCCGCTGAAAACTGCCGTAGGACAGTGAAACTCCGAATGGAATGTAGCTGACTGATTGATGGTGTGACAATTTAAGCGAGAAGCGCACATATACGGGTGTAGCTCAATGGAGAGCGCCGGTCTCCAAAACCGGAGGTTGGGGGAACAGAGCCTTCCACCCGTGCCAGGGCGCAAGTCCTTACAGAATTTCTTGGCGAAAGGCAAGTGAGAAAAGCCGAAAAACTCACAGCTCCCCCGCAAAGGGGGATATGCCGCCCCGCAGTTGCACGAGACGGGGGCGGGGATAAAAATGACCGAGAGGTGGTGACATGCCGAATGAACAGAACCTTATACCGATGGACCGGCGAAGCAAGAGTGAAGCAAGAGAACTTGGGCGAGAAGGTGGCCGTGCATCCGGCGCGTCACGAAGATTGAAACGAAGTTTGAAAGAAGCTGCCGAAATATACTTGTCGCTTCCCGTATCTGATAAGAAGACTTGGAACAAGCTGGCTAGAGATGGCTTAAAGCCAGAAGATGTTGACAATCAAATGGCGGTTATCGCCGGACTAACTATCAAAGCGATGAAGGGCGATGCAAAGGCGGCAAAAGTACTTTTTGATTTGATAGGAGACAGTGGAGAAGAAGGTGAGCTTCATCCATTGGTTCGAGATATGTATGATTCGAGGAACAAATGAGCCTGTCAAATAAGCAGACCGAATTTATAAACCGAAACTTTGATCGAACGCTGGATGTAGCGGAAGGAACCCCTAGAAGCGGCAAAACGACAGCCTGCATTCTGCGGTTTTATGATTTCCTCAATACATCCAAAGACAGCAATTTTTTAGTTGTTGGAGCATCACAGCAGCAGGCGTTTCGGTTGGTCATGGATGGGGACGGAAATGGTTTGATGCATCTGTTTGGGAAACAGGCCCGCATTAAGCACGATGACCATGGAGATCATCTGGAAGCCTTGTCCTACACCGGGCTAAAGAAGATTTACTATAAGGGTGGAGCTAAAGCGGATAGCGACAAGGCAATACGCGGACTCTCTCTGGGCGGCGTGTATTTCTGTGAGATCGACATTCTCCACATGAATATGATTCAGGAGTGCTTTCGCCGGACATATGCAGCAGATATCCGCTGGCATCTGGCTGATCTGAACCCTCCGGCACCTATGCATCCAGTTATCACAGAAGTATTTGATGTACAGGACACTCGCTGGACGCATTGGACGGTAGATGACAATCCCATCATTACGCCTGAGAGAAAAGAAGAATTGCGCCGAACCCTGGAGCGCAATCCGTATCTTTATAAGCGAGACTGGTTAGGGGAGCGCTGTATTCCACAAGGCGTAATTTACTCTATGTTTGACCACAAGAAACACATTCTGCCTCGTTTGCCAGACGATGCAAAACCTATCGAAATGTATTTCTCTGGTGATGGAGGATTGACCGATGCAACCAGTGTATCATGCAACCTAATCTGTCGTACAAAGAAAGGCCTTGCGCTATACCGTGTTGCTGGATGGTATTACGATGGAGGCAACAAGGCTATGAGTGTACAGGCAAGAGAACTAGCCGGAACATTTGCGCCATATTGCCGCAACAAGTTTGGGATGCGTGAGGATGCATGGTACATAGACCCGGCGTGCAAGGCACTGCGGAAAGAACTGGAACTTTACGGAATCGACGCGCTGAACGCGGACAACAACGCCCACGACATCCGGGGCAGCACCAAAGGGATCAAGGTGGGTATTGAGTACACGCAGAACATGATCCAGGATGGGCATTTCTTCTTGGTGGAAAATGAGGAATATGGACACTTGGATTTTATCAAGGAAATCGGGATGTATTGCGTGGACGACCACGGAAATCCGGTGGATGCCTATAACCACGCAATGGACGAGTTGCGGTATTCCATCAACTATTTCGTAAAGCAGTACATGTATTAGGGGGGTGAACCCTACGAGTTTTGTGAAAAATATTCTTCTGTATCTAGCTCAAAAAGTCGGATTAGAGCTTCAGGATAAACCCGTTTACAGAGACGATTACAGCGACATGAAGAATATCTCCGTGACGGCTGTAATTGCCAATAAGGTTTCGACGCTTGCCATGCAGGACAGCACGATTACCATTGAAGGGGCCAGCGCACGGGCAAAGTTCATTCAAGGATTCTTAGATTACTACCTGGGAGACCGCATGGATGTTGCTGCAGAGGTGGCGCTAGGAACCGGTGATTGCATTATCAAACCTTATACAGATGGAAAGCGCATTGGGGTAGACATTGTTAAAAATGGGGACTTTGCTGTGTGCGAGTCCATTGGAAATGAAATACTTTCCTGCATTTTGAAAGTTGGCGAGATCAAAAACGATTCCGGACTATATCAGCGGTACGAAATCCAGATGGTCAAGGAGGCTCAAACCGAAAACGGGCAGGATGCAAGCGCACTCATTATCCGAAATGTAGCCTTTAAGGGAAGCAACGAGATTCCATTGAGCCAAGTCCCAGCATGGAAGGATATTCCGGAGGAGCAAATTATTCCCAATGTAGATAGGCCGCTATTTGGCCGATATAAGTCACCCACAGTCAATCGGGCAGACGTGAACGGTGTGAACGGTGTAAAAATCACGGCGGGAGTGGATGGCCCGATGGAAAAGGCGATTGAAGCATATGAGCGGTTCAACCGGGAGTATGACGCCAAAGAGACCATGATCTTTGCGGACAAGACGCTGTTGGTAAAGGATGAAAACGGCAATGTCATCCTGCCGCAGAAAAAGCGGTGGCTTGTCCAGTTGATGCGGGGCGCAGGAGAAAACGCAAATCCTGGAAAGTTGATACAGGAGTTTTCCCCGGAGATTCGAGGGACAGATTTAGAAGTCGGTATTACTGTTAATAACAAAATGGTGGAGCTTCTATGTGGACTTTCCCCTGGAATTCTAACACCGCCAACGACATCCTACGCAACGGCCACAGAGATGCGAGCTGCACTTAATTCTACGTTTGCGGTTATTACAAAGTTCCGAAGAACCTTAGAACAGGGAACAGATGACCTTTTATATGCGGTGGATGTGATTGCAAACTACAACAATCTGGCACCTATTGGAGACTGGGAAACGCATTACGATTGGTCTGCATCTTATATTGAACAACTAAACGAACACTTCAACCAGTTGACTGTTTCTGAAGGTATCGGCGCTGTGGAAAAGGCAGAGGTTCGTGCATGGGTGATGGATGAACCCTATGAGACAGCTAAGGCCAGAGTGGAAGAAATTGCAGAGGAAACAGGGAACCAGTACCTGCAGGAGGCGGCATTACAGCCGGTGATCAATGAGCCGATTGCTGAATGAATCGTGGATTGAGGGACTTCCA